ATCAAGGTGGTGATCTTTGGTTTGAATCATTTAACAGTGCATTAAAAGTAGTCAAGGAAGAATTGAAAAACGCATATACAGAAGAAGAATATAAAACAATATTGTGGCCATCCGTAAAACAAGCAAAGGCTGGCACTGGTACAGGTGGAAAAGTAGAGCGTAATCAAAGAATGTTAGTGTCTTATGAAAAAGGAAATATTGTGCATGTTATCGGAACACATGAAGTTTTAGAACGATCATTGAAACGATTTCCAAACGAACCATTAGATTTAGCAGATGCGGCTTTTTGGGGTTGGAATGATCTAACCCGTGGTAATGTGACAATAATACAAGATCCATTCTCGGGATGGTGAGGTGCTTATGGCAAATTTTATTATGAACGGAATTAACAACTTATTCAACATGATCGCAATGGGGATTGCTGATAACATCTCCCAACGTATCAACTCAAGCGCGCCTGAGATCAATGACGCTGTAAACTATCGACGCGGAGAACAACCAAAGCCGCTCAAGGTGAAATCAGGACAGCATGACGACAACGTGACAATCAACCTATCCGGTATTGTGGTCGATAAGACCGTTAGCGCAATGTTGGGCGACAAGGTCAAGTTTGATCTTCCTGGTGACGAAAACAGCCCGGAGCAGGATTACATCAATAATGTTATGGCAGCCAACCGGAGCGAAATATTCTTGTATAACGCCTGTGTCGCGGCTGCAGATGGTGGTACCGGGTTTATAAAGCTTATGCCCGACATGATAGAGTACAAGGGGAAAATGTACCCGCGTCTGGACGTTATCAATCCGGCGTATGTGACCATGACAACCATGCCCCATGATGCTACGATGGTATGGCAATATGTGATCCAATACAATTTCATCGACGTGAGCGGGAAAGAAGCAATCCGGCGCGAAGTCACAGAGCATGACGCGGAGCGCAATAATTGGGTTGTCACCACCTACGAATATTCAGAAGCGACCGGCTGGAAGTTTGAACCTATTGACGAACCTGTTATCTGGGAATGGGACTTCCCTCCGATTGTACACTGGCAAAACCTACCGAACCCGTACGGGGCAGAGGGCGAACCCGACCTAACAAAGGACGTAAGGATTGTACAGGATAAGTTTAACGAGGTCGCATCGAATAACGCGAAGATCATCCGTATCTACACACACCCCATGAGATATGGTAAGGGGTTCGGAGGCGATAACGCAAGGAAAATTGAAGTTGGCCCGAATGACTTACCATTGTTAGGTGATACTGGCGAAATCGTACAACTTCCTGCTTTGGGTGACCTTCCCGGATCGTTGGCTTATCAGCAATTCTTGAAGCGCGAGCTATTCAACATCACCAGAACGGTTGACATTGAGAGCGTACAGGACAAGATCGGGGCATTGACTAACTTTGGGTTGAAAGTGTTGTATCAGGACATGTTGGCGAAGATCAAAACAAAGCGGCAGCTATTCGGTGACGCTTTACTCGAACTGGTACATAGATTGCTTGCACTCAACGGAATGCCAGCGGACGAACCCGGGGTAATCATTTGGGACGAAGTGCTCCCAGTGAACAAGAAAGAAGAAATCGAAGCCTTGAAAATGGAAATCGAACTTGGTACAGTCAGCGTGGAAACAGCGGCTACAGAACTTGGACGCGTGTATAAGACCGCTGACAATAACGGGGAGTTTGACAAGATTCAGCAAGAAAAACGATTGGAACAAACGAACAGGGCTAATCTTGGTTCGTTCTTATTAGACAATTTTGAAGCGAGGTAATTATGGCTAAAAAAATACAGTTTGGCGGTGAGTTATTACGGGCAATGGAATTAGAGAACGGCGGGCTATCATTAGTCACCGGATCTGACTTCCTTGTCAAAAATGTATCCATTGGTACAGGTGTAGCGGAGTCGGGCGAGCTTGACTGTGGGGAAGGTATGCGACTGGTAGCATATTATCTTGGTACTCCATTGGTATCTACTACAATGACCTATAAGACAGGACATACCAGCGGTTCAAGACAGGTACTTCGCAAGGATAGCACTGTCATATCTGACACCGTTGCATCGTCTGTGAGTGTCAGTCTTGACCCGGGCACATTCTACCCATGGCGGTATGTTTCCTTCGTGGCTGGCACCGTCCAAGGTGGTACAGCTTGTGCAATCGCGGCAATATTAGCATCGATATAATATGCTACCTGAAGAATTAGCGCAACGTCTGGAGAAGATACGCGGTTCGTTGAATAGTGTTCAGCGGGCGGCTATATTGCGTATTGTCAATTCATACAAATCTACCACGCGCTATCTTGACAGTGACATTGATCTGCTAATCAAGGAACTGACAGGCGGTCAATTATCCGTTGCGGACGTGCAAAAGCTCAAAGCCTATAAGCGTCTTATGAGCAACACTGAAGAAGCATTGAAGGAATTTTCCTCCTATCTTGGTGTAGACATGCGCAATGAGATGTCAAAAATGGCGTCACTAGGAATGAGCGACGCGTTCGCACTGATACTTACCCAGGGTGATGTATTACGCGGTGTTCTGAATCGGGGTGCCAACGATGCACAACTGAGAGCCTTGATAAACTATCTTGACCCTGGTAAGCCTTTGTACAAGCGTCTACAGCAATACGGGCAATATAACGCTGAGTACATAAGTAAGATGATCTTTGATGGTGTTCGGGGGGGATATAATCCAATTACCATAGGGCGGTCAATCCGTGACGCGTTCGGAATGGGGCTTACGGATGCCATGCGTATGATGCGTACTGTACAGATATACAGCTACAGGGATGCGAGTCACCTGAATTACCAGAACAATCGCGATGTTGTCACGGGTTGGATCTGGTACGCAAAACTTGACGGTTTAACATGTCTCTCATGTTTATCCATGCACGGTACATTCCATAGTGTCGATGAAACATTGAATGACCATCACAACGGGCGATGCGTTCCCGTTCCCGTCACGAGGCTATCCGATCCGTTTATCAAGGACGGCGAAGGCAAGTCATGGTTCGAGTCACAACCCGAAGGCGTACAAAAACAGATGATGGGTGCTGGTAAGTATGACGCGTGGAAGGCTGGCAAGTTTGACTTTAGCCAGCTATCCAAAGAGACTGAAAATGACGTCTTTGGTAAGATGCGTGGAGAGACACCACTAAAGGATTTAGTAAAGGAATAATATGCCACAAAACTTCCCACAAATGGATTATGACGGTAGCCTGTACGTAATACAGAAGTCTGATTATTTCTCCGCTTTAGCGTTGGGACAGATACCTGGTAGAACGCGTGTCAATAAATTTGGTGAAGCACCCAGTGGAATACAGACAACCGCGACCGATATTTGGAGTAGAGCGGACGCGACACCGACACAACAAATCTGGTTAGCACCAACAGCGGCAAGGGTTCACGCGATTGTGTCCAGTAGTACGGATGATGACGGCGCTCCGGTGGGTACTGGTGCAAGGACAATCAGAATATACGGTCTAAAAACATGGGACACCGCTGAATCGTACGAAGATATTACCCTGAATGGCACGACTGGAGTAAACACCGTCAACTCATACGTCATCATACACAGAATGAAGGTTCTGACAATGGGAGCATCTGGTCCTAATGTAGGGACCATATCAGCAACAGCCGCGACCGACAACACAGTGACGGCGGTCATCCTGCCAGGTGACGGGCAAACAGAAATGGCGATATATGGCGTACCATCTACACAGATTGCCTTGCTTCATAGGTGGTCTGCTAATATCGATAAGGCCTCCGGGCTGGTAGCAACGATTGACTATCAATTGCGCGTGAACGAGAATCCGAACGTACAGACAACCGGGTTTCTCAGGAAAGATGATCTCTCTGTACAATCAAACGGTTCAAGTGAGGCTGAAAGAATATTTAGTATTCCAATGCGATTTGACGGGCCTTGTATTATAAAAATTCAGGGGATAGCAAGCACCGCTGATTCAGACGGGGAAGCGGGCTTTGATCTGGAGTTGGTGACAATATGACAGACATAATCATTATTATTCTATTGGTGCTTATTTGGCTTGATAATTCCATGTTAGGTAAGTGGCTGTACGTGAAATTACGTCATAATAAGATCATGCTGAAACGATGGATAAAACGAACCTTAAAATTTTAGAACAAATGTTTAGAACACTTGTATTATTATAAATATTGTGGTATTGTATTGGTATTATAAATTTACGTCTACTTAGACGGCATAAACAAGGAGATACAATGACTGAAGAAATCACCAAAGAAGCTAACACCGAAGCACAAAAGCCAGAGAATGTTATAACGGAATCCTCACCGGAAACAAAAGAGGCAAAGACATTCACCCAGGCAGAGTTGGACAAGATCATTACAGAACGTTTAGAACGCGAATCAAAGAAACGCAAGGACGCTGAAGCCAAAGCACGCGAAGAAGCAGAACGTGACACATTAGCCAAAAACCAGGAGTGGGAAAAACTCGCTAAGAAACACGAAACTGATCTACTCGCAGCGCAAAGAGAAATCAAAGAACTGCTTAAAACAAAGGCAGCCGCGAAGTACCAACTCCCACTAGAAATAGCGGAACGATTACGCGGAGAAACACTGGAAGAACTCGAAAAGGACGCGGAGGGATTGAAAGCACTGATTCCCGAAGCGAAGTCTCAAGGTAAGCTGAATGCAACCGTTCCCGGCGGTAGCGGTAAGCCGGTCACTGAGACACGAGAACAAAAACTACAACGCTTAGGGCTTGCATAATAGCCCAATAGGAGACAAATATGTCAACAATTAATGCCTATTCTGTTGTATCAGCCATTGCACCTGACATTCAAGAGGACGCGATATTCGTAGTCCGTGAAGCCAGTCTCATGCAGCGGCTTGTTACAGTTATGTCTGATATGAGTGGACTGAATCCACGCAAGGGGTATCAATACAATCAGGCATCTGCAAAGGACATTGCAGAGGAAGATGATCTGACTTCATCCGCCTTCACCCCCTCGGTCGACCAGACCCTGACACCATCCGAAATCGGAGAACAATTCTTCGTGACAGATTCCCGTGTCGAGTCTGAATTACCTGAAAACTGGCGCAACGATGCCGCTCAGGAACTTGGGTTAGCTGCACTGGATAAGATCGAAACAGATTTACTCGGTGAAATGGCTAATCTGACAGGTGGGACAATCGGTGCAGCCGGTACTGTTATCACCTGGGGTTATCTGTCAGCCGCAATCGCACAAGCGCGAAACGCCAACAAGAACGCAGCCAAACCATTGACCGCTGTTATCCATGGTTATCAGTGGGCAGTGTTAGCTAAAAGTGCAACCATCGCTGGTGCAACCGTAGCCGCAACCGCTCCCAATTTCCAGGACAATCTGACCGCTAATGGTGGATCTGGTGTGATGGTCGCTCGTTTCATGGGCGTACCCATTTATCAGGTTTACGCTGCTGCTGATAGTCTTGACGACTTTACCGGGGGCGTGTTCCCACGTGAAGCAATCGCGATTGACTGGAGACGTGCGATTCGTGTTGAAGCAGAACGTGACGCTTCCCGACGCGGTACTGAACTGAACATGAGTGGTGTTTATGCTCATGGTGTTTGGCGTCCTACTCGCGGTATCAAAATGATCTTCGATGCAACCGCACCAACAAGCTAATAGGAGGCTAACATGGCAGGACAATTTGATGTAAATATCGTTCAAATCCCCGTCGTACTGACAGGGGCTACTGAAATTCCATTGCTCAAAGTACCAACCGTAGGCGGAGGTATCACCGTTCAATCTGTGTACATGATTAACGCTGGTACTACCGTTGCACCGCGATTTATTACAATGTCAAGTGCAGGAACACCAGCCTTGAGTGGTACTATCGCGTCATATTCTACAGCAACCGGAACTATAACCGAATCTGCGACAATTCCCGCGGCATTTGTCATCAGTGATGGATGGGTAGATGGCGGCGAATGGATTGGATTTGATCAGGCTTCTGGCACCGTGCCAGCCGGATCATATTTCTCAGTTGCTTACGTAACTGGTAGATAGTATGGATGCGAGTGGATAGGTCGTTAACACCGAAAGCGGTTCACTCCAGCCGTTTCCACTCGCTTACCTGGAGTACCTGAACGGAGAGCAGGACAGATGAAAATTTTATGGATGAGCAACGCCCCCTGGGTGCAAACTGGTTATGGAAATCAGACCAAGTTATTTACTCCACGAATAAACGAATTACCAGAACATGACGTCACAATTTTTGCGTTCTATGGATTATCGGGGTCAGCACTAACGTGGAATGGAATGAGAATACTGCCTCATGGTCTTGACATGTACGGTCAGGACATCATGAGTTCACACGCCAAGAACACAGGCTCACAGGTAATTATATCGCTTATAGATGCGTGGGTATTCAAGGCGAAAAACATCATACACCAGGATATAAAGTGGTGCCCGTGGTTTCCTGTAGACAGCGAACCCTTACCCGTTCCCGTTGGTGATGCAATCGCTAATGCACATAAACGTATTGTATTCACGCGCTTTGCAGAACGAATGGTCAATCAGCGCGGCATGGATTGTTACTACGTCCCCCATGGCGTTGACACCAAGATATTCAAGCCGTTAGATAAAACAGGATTGCGCGAAAAGTACGGGCTGCCAAAAGATAGATATATCATAGGCATGGTAGCAGCTAACAAAGGCAATCCACCACGCAAGGCATTCTATTCACAATTCCAGGCATTCTCCGAGTTCAAGAAACGACACGATGACGCGTTTTTGTACCTGCATACCACACGCGGAGAACATGGGGAATATGAAGGCATCAACATTCCGGCGTATCTGGCATTCTTGGGACTAAAAGAGAATGTGGACTTTAAGATTGCCGAACAATATACATTAGTATCAGGCAACTTTGCAGATGAAAACATGGCTGAATTGTACAACTGCATGGACGTTCACATGTTAGTCAGTATGGGAGAGGGCTTCGGTATTCCGATATTAGAAGCGCAATCGTGCGGTACACCTGTCATCGTTGGTGACTGGACTGCAATGTCAGAATTATGCTTCGGTGGCTGGAAGGTTGAAAAGAAAGACGCGGAGCTGTTTTATAGCAATCTGGTAGCACACCAATACAATCCCCACATGCGCGGCGTGTTGAATAAAATGGAGCAGGCCTATGAAGTCAGGGGTAACACACTATACAACGAGAATGCACGCAAAGGCGCGTTGGCTTATGACGTCGATAAGATTGTTGAGAAATACTGGAAGCCTGTACTAAAGTCAATCGAAGAAAGTTTACCCGAACCGATAGAAACGAAGATGCGTAAACATAATTGGAGTAATACGGGTGTCTATAATGCAGATGGTACAATATCATTCCCGTGTATTGACTGCTTCGACGAATTGATGTTCAATCCTGAAAACAATCACAAGTATGTTATCAAGAACGGATTCAACCATAAACCAAACGGCGTTGAGTTGGATTTGGAAGACCATCCAACGGGCGGCGTGACAAAGATTATATGTCGCGAAATCCAGAACGATTACAAGTTGGACTTGGATTACAAAGACGGTGACGTTGTTATTGACATCGGCGCTCAGGTTGGCGTGGTGTCTGCTTATCTCGGGAAGAAATATCCGTTTATTAAAATCATTGCACTGGAACCAGTCAAGGAAAACTACGACCGCTTGATTAGAAACTTAGAAGCAAATGGGGTGAAGAATGTAACCCCCTTGAACATGGCGGTAACGAGTGATGCTCGCAATGTCACTATGGATGGTAGCCTTGATATGAATAGCGGCTCAATGACAATTTACGGCAAAGGTAAGGCAACCATCCATAGTAAGACACTTGATGACATTATGAGAACCTTCCATATTGACAATATCCGCTTACTTAAAATCGATTGTGAGGGTGCTGAATACGAAATACTGGAAGCCTCCGAACACCTGCTTGATAAGATAGGCGCAATACGTGGAGAAATTCACCCTATGCCCGGCAAGTCACAAGAGGATTTGATGACGCTGATTAGAAGCCACATTCACGATGTAAAGATGACGGTGCTGAGATGAACACAGGCATATACATGATACAAAATACCGTGAATGGTAATGCTTATATCGGGCAGAGTGCTAAATTAAATAATCGAAAATGGGCACATTTTTGGGCGCTTAATAATAGTACACATTTTAATCGACACTTACAAAACGCATATAACAAATATGGCAAAGAAAACTTTAGGTTTGATGTTTTGCTTTATTGCGAAAATTCTGAATTGACATACTACGAACAAAAAATAGTTGATACTCTCAGTCCAAAATATAATATTCGTAGGGAATGTGTTGATAGTAGTAAGGGTATAACACGCACAGAAGAATATAAATTAAAACTATCTAAGGCACTTACTGGAAGAATATATTCTGAAGAAACTATTCAAAAAATGTCATTAGCTCAATTAGGAAAAAAAGTTTCCGAAGAAACAAGAATAAAAATATCTTTATCAAATATGGGAAGAAAAGTTACTGAAGAAACAAGACGCAAAATAGGTTTAGCTAATAAAAATATGTCAGATGAAACTAGAAAAAAACTTTCTTTAATCAATACTGGCAACACTAATATGTTAGGTAAACATCATTCAGAAGAAACCAAGCGCAAAATTTCATTATCACATATTGGAATGAAACATTCCGAAGAATCTAAAACAAAAATATCTTTAGTACAAATCGGAAAAAAACTATCTGAAGAAACTAAACATAAATTGTCTTTAGCAAACACCGGTAAAAAGCGCACAGAAGAACAAAATCGTAAAAACTCTTTAGCACACAAAGGAAAAAAACTATCTGAGGAACATAAACGTAAAATATCTTTAGTACACAAAGGAAAAAAACTATCTGAGGAACAAATAGAAAAAACACGTTTAAAAAACACTGGCAAAAAAAGGTCTGAAGAAATCAGACAGAAAATGTCTTTAGCCGCAACAGCTAGAGAAGAAAAAAAGCGACAACAGCGATTACAGGTGCAACCATGATTAGCATCGTGACCCCATGGCATAATTGCAGCGAATTAGCGGACATGTACGAGCGTTCCCACGGGCGCGCGGAGATTATCAGCATCGACAACGGAAGCAGACAGGAACACTCACTAAAGATAAGACAGATGACCGAACGGATGGGTGGGCAATACGTACGCAACGCTGTCAATAAGAAGTTCGCGAAGGCCAACAATCAGGGCTTCAAACTGGCAAGCAATGACATCGTAGTGTTCCTGAATAGCGACACAATGGGACAACCAGGCTGGGTATTCCAGGTGGAAGATGACGTCAAGGATGGCGCGTTATACGGCGTATCAATGGGTGTTCGCATGATAGCAGGTAAGACATTACCATACATCGAAGGCTGGTGCATCGCTGCCACAAAAGCCACATGGGAGCGCGTCGGGCTTTGGTACGAGTCCTTGAGCGGCATGTATTGGGAAGATAATATCTTGAGTTTACAGGCTATCAAAGCAGGCGTTCGATTACAGGCGACAAACTGGCAGGTGCAGCACTTGAACAATTACACCACCAACAGGACACCGGGAACATTGGATAACGTCGCAGACAATCAGGCAGTGTTTGAGAAAATGGCGAGGGAGTGGAAGCAATGAGCATCTACGCCAACAATACACGCTTCAACCCTACGCTAAACGGTACCATCCACATCGGACATCTGTACATGGCATTAGTCAACGAAGCAGAAGCCAGAGTAAGCGGCGGTAAGTTTATCGTTCGTTTCGAGGATAACCAAAAGGAATGGTTCTATTGCAACACACAGCAACAAATGGATCATTATGCTGATACAATCCTGGAAGATTTAGAGTGGGCTGGTATCAAGGTTGATAAGATAGAATTTCAATCATTACTTGAACCGGAATACAAACGCTTATTGAACCATCTCAACGGTGGAGGATTAAAAGTTAGGGAACGGTTTGCATTTGACTTACAGCCAGATGTTACATTTACCAACGCGGTCGCTTATCCATACGCACCACACCTTACCGCTGAAAAAGTATTACTGGACTATATGGACGTTATCAATCTGCTTATTCGTGGAGAGGATTTGCTCACAGAATACAGCCTGTATAATTATTTCTGTGACCTGTGGGGAATACGAACACCAAAACACGTGTACTTGCCACGATTACGCTTACCGGATGGTTCTGAAATGCAGACGGAAATCAGTAAGACATCCGGCAATTTCAAGGTTGAAGGTTATCGTAAAGCAGGCATGAAGCCAGACAAGCTACTTGCTAAAATGCGTGAAGCGTGCCTGATTGACCCAGACGGTGAATGGTTAATCAAGAACATCAAGCGGAGCCCTGAATGGAAATTATAAAGAACACCTCCGCTGGAATCTTTATTCTGCTACTCGTATTGATTGCTGTATTTTACGCATTCAATCCTGTGTTCCTGTCAGCGGTCAATATTCAGACAATGGCGCGTTCTATGTCCTATAGTGGCATTATAGCGGTAGGCATGGCGTTATGCCTTATATCAGGCGTTATTGACCTGTCTGTTGGCAGTACAGCGGCATTTGCCTCCGTCATGTTCGGGCGTGCGTTCGCATTATGGAATTTCGACATTGTGACGTCAATTCTAATAACATTAGGATTAGCGGTGATTATCGGATTATTCAATTCGTTCGTTATCCTGAAATTGAAAGTCACACCGTTTATAGCCACAATATCAATGATGTTCGTTATTCGTGGATTGGCAAACTTTGCAAGTAATGGTTATTCAATCTATCCACTACCAGAACCAGCTTTGATGTTAGGTTATGCTAAACCATTGGGCGTGTCGTGGGCGTTTATTGCCTTTTTAATAATTATTATAATAGCCCATTTGGTTATGGAATATTCGTTATTTGGATTGCTCACACGCGCAACCGGATCGGATCGGGAAGTTGCAATCTGTACAGAGGTAGATGTTGATAAGGTGAATGCAATCAACCTTGTGGCTATTAGCTTATTTGCTGGAATAGCAGGGATATTTATTAGCTTAATGCTAAATGCTGGAGCGCCTACCGTTGGGTCTGGTTGGGAATTTACAGCCATTACCGCGTGTGCGATTGGTGGAGTGAGCTTGTTCGGGTATCACGGGAACATGTTCGGTTTATTTTGTGGGCTTGCAGTCATTCAGGTTATCCAGAATGGGATTGTAATGATTGGTATAAGTCCGCACCTCCAAAGTGTTTTTATAGGTGGTATTTTGCTTACTGCAATGGCTGTTGATGTACGACGGCGCACCTATTTAAATTTAGACAAAGTTTAAAGGAGTAATAAAAATGGAGTACAAAAAAGTATTTCTAATCGTCGTAATGCTGATTTTAGTAATCGGCATGATTGGGTGCAAGCCCAAACCGGAAGTAGTCGCACCCGTTGAAATTCCACAGGCTGAGAAGTCTGTCAAGGAATTACAGAACGGGGTTCCTTTCCGCTATGTTGGCAATGGTCTCGAGCATCCTGTTATTAGAATTATGATGCTGGGATTTCAAGAGGCATGCGAAGACTATGACGCGTTATGTGAGTTTCATGTTGGTAGCACATTCGAGGACGCTGTTTATTTACAGATGTTGGATCAAGCAATGGGATTAGGCTCAACTGGCATGTTAGTGTCTTCATATGGGCCACATAGACCATTAGCAATGCAAGGTATAAAACAAGGTATTCCAATGGTAAGTTTTCACACTCCACTGGAAGAAACTGACATGCCCGGGTTGATTGCCTGGGTTGCAACCGACGTAACAGATTACGGTAAACGCGCCGCCGATGCAATGGCTGAGAAATTACAATGTCAAGGCCCGATAGCCATTACACAGAATACATTCAATGACGTTGAAAACGAAGCCGCTAGAAGTTTTACCGAAGAAATGAAAATCAAGTGTCCTGATGTAGTTGTCTTACCATCTCAAGAAGAAGGAGGTGATCCACCCTCTGCAATCGCTAAGGCGAGCGCTATCTTGGTCGCCAACCCTGATTTGAAGGGTGCATTTGGCACAACGGGCGGTAGTCCTACCACGTGGGGCAAAGCCGCAGAACAAGCCGGAAAACAGCCTGGAGAACTGATTATTATCGGCATGGATTACACAAGACCAAATCTTGATTTAGTCAAAGCCGGATGGGTATATGCGTTAGTGGGTCAACCTATTTACGAAGAAACTTACAGATGCGTTGAATTACTGATTGCTAACCTCAAAGGTGAAACAGTAGAATTTGATAACGTTTTCCCGTCACCTATTATAACAATTGATGACGTGGATAAATATTACGGTTATGCAGACCGTGTTGATGAAAAATTGGATAGATAAACAAATGAGCTTCCTAAAAGACGATTTCATCCTTGTAATGGATTTCATATTTGAAGGAAGGCCGCTATCTTATGACAATCTGTGTCAGATACGCGATGCTGGCGTAAAGACAGTTACGTATTTCACGGATTGGAGTCAAATCGAAAAGGCGCGTGGTGTATATGATTGGTCTATTCTTGATAGAGCGGTTAACGATGCCACAAAAGCGGGGCTAAAAATTCTAATAGGTGATTATTCACAGGGCGCCGCCTGGTGTCCTAAGGAATGGTATTGTGCAACACTAAATAATACACCGATTGAAAACCAACAAATACAACACTGGAAAAGCCTGTCAATCTGGAATAAAGAAGCGCAACAATATGTAGAGGATTTTATTCGTCTTTTAGGAAGCAGATATATAAGTGATACCGTCAAGTTATATTCAACTCAATCAGTAGCAGGAGAAAATTACCTACCCTTTGAGCCTGACAATCCATTCTATGATGTTGCAGCAATCGAGGACTATCGCAAGTTCGTCAATAATGACACAGCCTTGCCGATTCCATATCCTCACAGGTCACCAAACGGAGACGCTATAACGGACGAATGGCTAAGAATAAGCATAGTCAAGGCAATGGTACGTCGCAACAAACTACTGATTGAGTTGAATGGTATCAACGAGATTTGGCACGCAGGACATCACTTGTGCAACTGGCAATATGCAGGTTGCGGATCTCCGTTTATTCGTGACGTTCTGGATGCGTACCTGGTGGAGTTCCCAGGTGTGATTATCAACGGTATTCAATACACCTACTGGTATCACGAAGCATTCGATTATAAGAATATGTTGACAAACGACATAAAAAGGTATAATATGAAAGTGTGGGCTGGGGCGGAGTATTGTACGGGGTTACAATCCTATACACCACAATTATTGAACTCTAATATATACGGGTTTATTCTAGGAATTTTATCACCATTATCTGACTTTACAAAAGTCGAACCATGGATGATAACCAATATCAGGAATAGTTATAATGCTATAAAGCAGGCAAGGAGCGACAATGACAGCTAGAACCACAATGGATGACTTAATTCAAAAGTTGCGAGTATATACACAGGCTGGGACATCAGACTTTGTTGTGAATACTACAACCTATTGGTCAGATGAACAATTACAGGACGAGCTTGATAAGACACAGAAAAAAGTCAATTATCAGGCGATGCAAGCAATCCCGACTTATGGTATTGGCGGTACTGTCACCTACACTGTTTATCAAACCGGACTTGCTGATTGGGAGAAATCACCTGTTATCCAGAACGAAGGCGGTACAACCCTTACCGCTGGTACTGCAACCGCTAACTATAGTTTTGATGACAACGTTGGCGTTGTAACCTTTGTCAGTGATACCGAAGGTAAAACAAGGTATATAACTGGATATGTTTACAACGTTGAAATGGCAGCCGCGAAAGTGTGGGAGCAAAAAAGCGCGTTATATGCAACATACTTTGACTTTAGCACAGACAATCACACCGTCAAGAAATCGCAAATGGTACAGGGTTGTCGTGACATGGCGAAGTATTACCAGAGCCGGGCTGGTGTTATCCAGGTAGAAATGGTGAGGAGCGATGACACTTTCTAGCAGCGATTTATCGTATATGAGGGACGCGGTAGAATTATTGCTACCTGACACCTGCTACATCCTGACTAATTCAGGTACAGCGGATGGTTCTGGTGGTATCACCGATTCATGGGGTACAGCCACAACCACGACCGCTTGCAGACTTGATACAATGACGGGTAATTATAAAGACATGGACGGCGCGGTGCAAACCTACAATAAACTTATCCTGAGTACACCGTATGATACAACCATCACCGAGGCAAACCGCGTTTATTATGGCGGCAATTCCTACCAGGTGACGTCTGTCAATGATGGTTCGTGGCTGGCAACTAAACGGGCGGAGGTACAAAAGATATGAGTATGTCTACCTTCAAATTAGACACCAGAGAGCTTGACAAGATTGTCCGTGAAATGGACGGCAACAAAAACAAAGTTGGTAAGATGTTAGGTTTTGAACTTGAAGCAGAAGCTAAGAAACGCGCTCCACGTCTGACAAGCGCAATGTCTAATTCTATCTACACTGTTACCAAAGAATCGGACGGATATTCAGCAGCAAGCGGAGCGGCTAAACAGATGAATCCACAAGCAGAAACACAGGCACATCCAACACCAACGGGAAATGTATTAGCACGTGTTGGCCCGTGTGTGAATTACGCGGAGTTTGTTGAATTTGGCACATCTAAACAGGCAGCGCAACCCTATCTGACACCAGCCGCAGAGGTTGTATTCCAGAAAGTCAACGACGGGACATACTGGAGAAAGTTGGTCGAATGAGCGGAGTATTGAATTTAGTATCAACAGCATTATATACCAAGTTTACAGGTGACACGACACTTAAAGGATTGGTAGCAAGCAATACCAGCTTTTACGCGATAAAGGCACCTAAAGACACAGCTTATCCGTTTGTAGTGTGGTCTTTGTTGTACGGCGGGCCTGAGAATATCACCCCGTCCGACTTACAAAGTCACCTTTATTTTATCAGGGCATACGCAACGAGCGCGGTGACATCCGGGAACATTCACGCGCGGATTGCTTCGCTACTTCACCTGCAATCAATAACAGTGACCGGGTTCACTAATATTTGGTTGTCACTCGAAGAAGAGTATGAGGGTGAAGAAATTTTAGAGACCGGGAATACCGTGTATATGCGCGGTGGTGGTTACAGAATCCGATTGGATAGTTAGGAGAAAATATGGCAACAATAACAGGCAAAGATTTATACCTCACATGGATTCATTCAGGAGGAACGGTTGTGTTATCGGGAGATTATACACAGTTCACTGATACTCCAAGTGTAGAGCTGTTAGATGAAAGCGCGGGTTCTGATGAATACAGAACTTACGTTGCGCGATTGAAGGATTCGAGTTATGCCTTCTCGGCGCGTTATCAATCCGCTGGTAGTGTTTTAATTAACTCTCTGGCAATGGGTGGATCTGGTACTTTGATTTATCACCCTGAAGGAACAGCCTCTGGAAAAGTAAAACGTACAATTCCATCAATCTCACAAGGTGCATCGGTGAATATTCCTTATGCAGGACTTGTTGAGATTAGCTGCACATTCCAGGGTAACGGAGCGATAACAGATGCAACCAACTAATGCTGATTTGACCTTGAGCGACGGCAAAGAAGTTGTATTCGACCTTAAAAAAATGTCACGTCAAGAATACCGTGACCTTCACAATCCAGCCTACACAGACGAAAATGATGATCTGGTATTGGCGAAGGTCACTGGTATTGACGTCGAAGAATTACGTGACATGAACATGGAAGATTACGGCCGTTTGATCTGGCAGTTGATTCGCAAGGTTCAACAGCCGACAAACCCTACTTAGGTCGTGCGGTCTATGATGCTTTGACGGTGAAAGAACCAGCACCATCCGAACTGATTACATGGACATTGGTAGAACGGTTCGGATGGACGCTGGAATATTCAAAAAGCATTAGCGTACAGGATTACCACGACCTGATTGCAATAGATGACGCACGACAAAAAGCAAAATCAAGCATGGTTAGAACAAGATAAGGGAGGTGTGCTATCGGAAAGAAGATTGCTAGCTTATACGCAGAAATTGGTGCAGATACCACCAAACTTAAAAAAGGGTTAGATGATACAAAAACTGGAATGGAAGGGGCGAAACAAAACTTCCTAACCAGTTCTGCTAAAATGGCAGCCGCTATTGGAATTGCAACTGCGGCTGTAGGTGCATTGTATAAGGGTCTAAAAGATACCGTCGATGTAACGATGGATTACGCCGCAGAGGTAAGAGATTTACAGCGTGCCAGCGGAATGAGCGCCGAAGAAACGTCAAAAATCATTCAAGTATTCGATGACATGGACGTTAGCGCTGAAACCCTTACAATGTCGCTCCGTAAAATGTCACAGGAAGGTATCACGTTCTCCGTCGAAAAAATGGCGGAAATGAGCGATGAATATTTGAAACTTGAAGAAGGGGCTGAACGCAATAAGTTCTTATTGGATAACTTCGGGCGTTCTGGTCTCGAGATGGGTAAAGCCCTTGAAATTGGTAGCGATGCTATCAAGAATATGGCTGATAATATGGACGGCGCGTTAATCCTGACACAGGATAGCGTGGATGCTGCCCGTGAATATGAAATCGCAATGGACGAAATGAATGATGCTGTTATGGGGTTGAAAGTATCTATTGGTAATCAGCTTATTCCAGTAATGACAGATTTAACAAATGCGTTCAATAGTATGGTAAGCCTTGTACCAGACGCTGAAAATGGTATCGATAATCTGAATGAAGCATTGATGTCTGGTGAAATATCCCATGATGATTATAAACGTGCTGTTGATGATTTATTAAAATCATTAAAAATTGAGATTGACGAACAAGGTAATCTTACCAGTAATATGCGAGGTTCGGAATCTGCAACCGACGCCTTGAAAGGATCAACCGCTTTATATTCCGAAGAAGCCTACGAAGCAGCAAAGGCAACCGCAGAATGGGACAAACACGAAAAGATACTTGCCGACCAATTCAAAAAAGAAACCACACCAGCGATTGAAGACGCAACCGACGCTACAAACAGCGCTGCAGATGCAATGCGTAACTATACAGAAGAATTATTATTCAGTATTGCATCACAAGGATTGACAGAAGCACAAGCGTTAGAACTTGCCTATGCAATGGGGCTGGTTGACGAAAAGACAGTATACGCCACACAAAAAGCAGCGGATTATAAAACAATGTTGGACGAAGGTGTTATAACGCTTGCAGAATATAAAACAAAAATAGCGGAATTACAGGATGCGTTAGAGAGTCTTCCAAAAGATTTATATATTGATGTGTGGCTACAGACACATGGATTAGAGGGTATTCAAGAAATAGCAACAATGGGTGGCGGTGGATCTGGAACCGGCGGCGGCTTTGAACAGAAAGCACTTGGCGGCGCTGTCAAAAGTGGTCAACCTGTACAATGGGGCGAATATGGACGTCCTGAAATGTTTATCACACCATCTGGCGGCGGGCAGGTAGTCAACGCGCAACAGATTATGGAAGCAATGCGTTCAAGCGGCATGGACATCGGAAACAAGGGCGTGACCATCCAGCAACAAATCATCTACTCAAGTACACGAGCCGACCTTATCCAATACAGTATTGAGCGTGCGAGAGGATATGCACTATGACACTAACCAATTATAAACTTTTTGCAATCAGACCGAAGGCGACAACGAACCTTTGTACGAATCCAAGTTTTGAGACAGGCACGACGGGCTATACTACGGGCGGTACAAACACCATAGCCACAAGCGCAACCGTACAAAGACGGGGCGTGTATTCGTGTAAGTGTACTTATGGCAATGATGATTTAACCTTATCCTACGCAGCGACACTCACAGCTGTTGCCTATGTTGGCACGATTGACGTTTATATCCCGACTGCTTACGATGGTACAGAATTGACGCTTACCTGGACGGGTTACGCAGGCGCAAGCGTGACCGCTGGCAAACCTGATATGACAATCCGTAACCACTGGCAACGAATAAGCGCTTACATCACACCTGTTGGCGGTGACTTAGTGGGGACGATGACATTATCTGAGACAGGTACAAATGGCACGGCTGGCGTATTCGTTTATGTTGACGGTGTACAGATTGAAACTGGAACCGCTGCCACGACTTACCTTGACGGGGATCTGGAAGGGTTTATCAATTCAGACCAAATAACTGAGTTTTACTGGAGAGGACAATTACACGCAAGCCAAAGCACGAGAACATCTAACACGCGCGCAGGCGGGGATTTGATTGACATATCTACATATTGCAAAATCATATTGTTGGAAGGGTTAGGCGTTGCGCCTGTTGACCATGTGGCTGTACCATTGACAAGTGGCGGCGAAACTTATCTGTATTCCAATTACACCTCCAGATACTTTACTTTGAAGGTAGTATTTGAGGGTTCACACATTGGCGATATTCAGGCAAAACGCAAGGCATTATTGAACCTTATCAAACCGGATGTGACAGGTTACGCGCAACCTCTTATATTGCGCTACCAGGGTTATACAGCCGCTGGTTTATTAGCAAGTGAACCTGTGGACATCAAGTGTCAGTATATCAGCGGACTTGATAGTGCTCCACAAATGCGATTTGCACACTTCGCGGATATAACATTTCGGTTGTCGGACGTTGCCCTTGAAGTTGACGGCGATGTTGGAGCCGTGTTAGAAGTAAATGACACACTGGTTGACGCTGATTATATTGTAAAGCAAGATAGTACTGGTGTATGGTCTGCAATGGCTGGGGTCACTGGTACTGTTATGGTTGTAAGACAAAATCCGGTTACAAAAGCAATATACATGGGTGGTACTGCCCTGAATATAGGTGGTGACGCGGACGCTGATTACCTGGCAATGTGGGACGAAACAGCAGGCGCTTGGGTTGCTGTTGTTGCTGGTATCAATGGCACGGTTCACGACATCCAGTTTGATCCGGTTGGAAATATGTATATTTGCGGAGCCTTTACAGATTTAGGAGATGCCAACGGGGACAGAATTGTAAAAATAGATACGGCTTTGAATATTACAAGTTTAGGAGTAGGCGCAAATAATACCATTAGAACAATCGCAATCGGTAATAATGGTTACATATATGTGGGTGGTGATTTTACATCTATTGGAGGTGTAGCAACTACTGGGCTTGGTGTTTGGGATGGTTCAACATGGGCGGCTGTTGGAACTGGTGTTAATAATATTGTTTATGTTCTAAAAATTGACAGACTTGGTAATCTAATTCTAGGTGGTCAATTTACATTAGCTGGTGGTGTTGCCAACACAATAAGGATTGCACAATGGGATGGATCTGTATTTACTCCGTTTAGTACAGGGGCAAACTCTGGTATTGTTTGGGATATTTACATTGATGAAAATAATAACGTTTATACTGCCGGATCATTCAGTGCCTTAGGCGGCGTTGCCTGTCTCGGCGTTGGAATGTGGAATGGTTCAAAGTGGAATGCTCTTGGTGCTGGCACTAATGGGACGGTTTATAATATTACAAAATTCAACAATAATATTATCTTATCCGGTAATTTTACATCTGCTGGTGCAATAACAGTATTAGATAGAATAGCAGAATATCTTGGTAACGGAGTTTATAAACCATTAGATATAGAATTACCAGGCACTCCGCTTGTTTATTCTCTGGTTGTTGATGAACAAAAAAATATGTATGTCGGATATGATACCGCTGGCACTGCAATTATTGGAGGTTGGCAATCTACGACAATTACTACGAATAATGCAGCAACTTATCCGGTGTTAGAATTTACGGGCATTGGTACATTAAAAAAGATTCATAATTACGAAAACAATAGGTCAATGGTTTTTGATGGTTTAACTCTTGTATCCGGCGAAGTAATTACATTGGACTTACGTACTGATAAGTTAACTATGACATCAACATTCAGGGGCAATGTAAAAAACTATCTTGTGAAGGGTAGTAACTTAGACTTTCCACTGATACCGGGCGATAACAATATTGGTATATTTATGACTGACACAGATGCAAGCGCAAAGGGAGTGATACGCTATAAAACACGCTTGCACGGATTGGACGCGGCACAATATGAGTAGTTATCAGATTGTTATCAAAACTGACAAGGGCGTTGAATTACCAAACACGCGATTTACTCAGGTAAACAGCTTACGGGCTGGACGGTTTGACAGGGCTATGATACCTTGTGAGATTACAATGCCGCAAACGCTGACACCTAACGATTTCAGCAAAGATATGATTGTCGAGATTTGGCGCGATAATGGCGATGGTTCGATTATATTAGACGGGGAAACAGGATATTTCCTGAGACGTTGGGATTTTTACCGTGACAGTGAAGGCAAGGACATGATATACCTGCTCGCACTGGACGCTAATTACATCCTTGACGGGCGCGAAGTGGAGTATGACGCGGAGTCAACACAGGCGACAAAATCCGGCGTTGCGTGTGACGTGATAAAAGAAATCATTGATGAGAACTTTGTCAGCGATGCGGTTGATACATCCCGTAATCTGGCAGCGACTTATTTCACCATTGACGGTGATGACGGGGCTGGTGGTACGGTCACAAAGGCATTCAGCAGACAACAGGTGTTATCAACTATTCAAGCACTTGTAGACCAATCGCGCAATGAAGGCACATGGGTAACGTTCGACGTTGTCTATGACGGGGCATTACCATTCACATTCAAGACGTTTACCAATCAGCGCGGTAATGACCTGAGAGAATCAATAACCTTATCCGTCGAAGCGAACACGCTTGTTTATCCGTCATTGTCATTCAATTACACCAATGAGAAAACAGCTGCTTATATAGGGGGAAAGGGTGACGGAACGGCGCGATTAGTGGGTACTGCAACCAGTACGGGTATCAATGATAGTGTATGGTCAAGGCGTGAAGTTGTGTCGCAAAACTTCCAGGTAACAACCGAAGCCGGATTGAATAACGAAGCAAGGGAATTATTGAACAAGAATAAGGGTAAGATTACGCTTACCGGACAGATAGCACAAACGAAGGGCTTAAAGTACGGGCGCGATTGGAATTACGGCGACCGCGTTTTGTCTACGTATTTAGGTTATACTTTCGATTGTCGTATCAATGGGTATGAAATCAACTATTCAAAAAATGGTGACAACACGATTGATACCGTTACAGCGTTTATCATGGGAGATGAGCAGGTATGAGCGGACAACTAGACCCTATTGAGTTGATGAAAACTATCAACGAGCTTGAATATAAGATCAATGCACTGGCAACGATAACTAAGGGTTGGTCATTCATTCCACTTACAACGGCGCTGACAAGCACGTCATGGGACGGTGATTCATTCAGCACTACCGCCAAAACTTTGATTGACCTATCAGCGGTATTTGGTGTACCAGCCGGAATAAAAGCGGTTTACATGTCATTGAGTGTCAAGGATAGTGCAAGTCAGACTAGCGACACATGGATATTATTGGACGCAACCGATGCCGCTGGTGTTGGAATATTTCTATCTCCGCAATATGTAAACGATAGAAACGGACGGGCAGCGGTAATTGTACCCTGTAATGCTAATGGTGATATTTATTATCAGATTACAGCAAGCGGAGCTAGTACCTTTGATGTAATCATAAGAATTTGGGGCTATTGGATTTGATGTATAAATACACAGATTCCAGTTATGTAAACTGGACATGGTCACGGATGCTTGCAAAGACGATTGAGATATGGAGGAGAGATGAAGCTAAAACTATTGATGGTGTTTATCGGTGTTGTTGTAATACTGCTAATGGCAGGATTGGAGATTGTACAGGGCGAAGACGTTGGTTATCCAGCGCCCGTTGAAATTGGTTATCCAGATCCATATTGGGGCTATCCTATCGAAAACGAAATACTTGGTTATCCTGTGATTGAAGGCGTGCCAGATGGATTTTATATCACCAACAATCCGGTAATTCCAGATAGTTCAATCGAACCGTCAAGCAATCCTGTACAGTTGGAGCCTATTGAACCGCAATATGTGAACGGGCGCAACCTATGGCAGGAAATTGTGTATCAGTTTAGTAGACTGTTGGAGCTTATGAAATGAACGATGTGGTCTATCTACCACTTGTAATGAATGGGATTGTAGTAGCAGAGGAGGAGAGCATGCCCTACACTTTAGGAATTGACGTATCGCGTTGGCAGGATAATAATAGCACGGCGCAACAAATGGACTTCACTAAGTCGGTTGCAATGGGTGCCAAGTTTGTATTTATAAAATCCAGTCAGAGATTATGGACGGACGAAGATATTTTATACAACTGGAAAACAGCAAAGGTGGCTGGTTTGTTACGTGGAGCTTACCACTTTTTAGACTGGGATGTATCGCCAAAAGATCAAGCACAATACGCATGGTCTGTTATTCAGAACGACCCTGGTGAATTACCACCAGTCATTGACTTTGAATATTGGAATCCACCACCAGCTAATGCCTATGATATGCTTTGGAATTATGTTATCGAAATGGAGCGGTTATCGGGTAAGAAACCGATAATCTATACAGGTGTGTTTTTCTGGGAATCTTACGGTACACAAGCGGACGTATGGAAAAATTACCCGTTATGGATTGCTTCGTATTCTACACAGGAATATATGGAATACAACCTTGACCGATTGACACCCTGGAATAAGTGGCATTTTTGGCAATATACCAGCAAGGGTGACGGTATCGCGTTCGGCGCTGAAAGTCTTAACCTTGACATGAATTACTTCAATGGCACGCTTGATGAATTAAAGGTTTTCAGTGGCAGTGAAATCATTCAAGAACCAGAACTACCTATAAATCAGGTGATATTACCTACACTCAAGGTGATACGAAACGTGTTTGTCAGGATTACGCCTAGCACGGCAATAAAGGAAATCGCAACCCGTTATCCCGGGGAAGTGGTCAAGGTATTGGAAATCAAGTCTTTCAATCCGGTATCAGTCTGGGTTCGTGACGAACGCGGCTGGTCGGCTGTTGTGCATTACGGCGTAAGGTATATGGAATAACAACCAATAATTAGTCTAAACCTAATTATCAGAGTATAGAATAGGGGCAACCTTGTCAAAAGCCAAAACAATACTAGCAATCTTTGGAGATACACATATCGGTAGTAGTACGGCTTTAGCACCTAAACAATTTACGATACACAACCAATCAACGGACGAAGAGCAAACGGTACATCACAACCGCCTGCAATCGTGGTTGTGGGATAACTGGATTGACTACTGGGATTACGTCAAACTGTTGGCAGGCTGGACGAAACGCAAACGCAAGCATAGAATAATAGCCGTACATTTAGGCGATATTATTGACGGCAACCATCACGGAACTTTGCAGATTATTCAGGACGTATCAGATCAGGTTATTGTTGCTATTGACGTTTTACAGCCTATCGTTGAAATGTGCGATGCGTTTTATGGCGTGCTTGGGACTAACGTTCACGGGTCCAACGAGGAAGCATACATTTATAAAAATATAGGTGCTAATGAGTACGGACAGAATATCATGTTGGATGTTGACGGCAAACTTCACGACTTCGCACATCACGGGCGCACGGGTGGAAGACCCTGGACAAGTGGCGCGGTATCAATCGGCGTCGAGGTTATGCTTGATTGTGGTCAACAGGGTTTACCTTATCCTGATTATATATGGCGTGGTCACAAGCACAACATTGACGATAGTGGTGACAGACTGGAAGGTACAAGAGTCATCTGCTTACCGTCGTGGCAACTTAAAACAGAATTTGGACATCGCGTGGTGCCAAATCGTACACGTTCGGATATAGGCGGTTACATCGTCGACGGTGGATTGGTTGACAATTCACAGGCGCGCTATAAGGGACAACCAGATCAACGAAGGATTATAAAACCATGACAGAAAATGAATTACTTCAGGAACTAGCAAAAGAATTACTGATTGAACCAGTACGATTAAACGAGGTTACAGCTCAGGGTTTATCAAAACAAATTAGTATTAGTGTGCGTGGTGCATTAGATATATTACAACAGAAGGAACGTGAAGGCCTGCTAATCAGCCGTTGGGCTAGGGGTGACAAAGGCAGGCGATTATTAGCGTTTCGCAAACCGTAGCTATCATCCTTCATCTCCTCCTCTCTGCGCCGCTCCCAGAACATCGGGGGCGGTTGCAATTAACTTGACATATATGCTATAATATTTGTAATAGTACCCGACACGCGATTAGTCTCGATGCATAACTGTTCGCACTAGCAGCGAACCGTGCCGGGTCGCTATGCCGATATAGCTCAATTGGAAGAGTGGTCGCCCTGTAAGCGACTGGTTAGTGGTTCAAGTCCACTTGTCGGCTCTGTCCGCAACGAGGGCTACGCGACCACAAGAGCGTTTGTGTAGGGCTTTACTACCTTTGGGGTAGTGTCATGATGGTGGTGCCTCCACCGCAAAAACGAGGACAGCATTATACAGTAGAGCGACCTGGTCGGACAAAACGGATCTGAAATATGGCTAATCCATAAAGTAGGATTCACCCAATCAGCCTTTACACTTAATCGGTAGGGGCTGATTTTGTATTCCTTATTACCACTTACATGTTAAAACGATAATACAGCTTACACACTATTACTTCTTTTCATATCTGCAAACAATACAAAACTGTATATTATATAACAACGAAAAGAATGCCAACTTGCATAGTAAAACCCGTCCAAAGTGCATAGTTGTCATGTCGCGTTTTCGCGATTTTCTTTATATGAGCCGGTTGTCATGTAAAGATTTTTGATTATTTGCGATATTAGATAAGCGCGGTAACCTGCAATCTATTACCGATAATCGCGATAATTCGATAGTAACCCGTCACCAATTGCATCTTAGTGTGAAATCCCCAAGGTTTTACCGAAGGTATTGCCACATTGTTCCTTTGTGTTCTGTGTAGATTATCACGGAATACGTTTGTAATTTGTGTACAATTTATTCAATGGCGATGATTAAATTCTGGGAATGACTTCCCATTTGTAGCGTGAATTTTGGGAAGTGGAATGATACTACAATCCTGCTACAAGCACAAAATAAAGGACGTAGAGCGATTATCCTACGTCCTAGATATAAATTGATATTATGCTGATATTATCCGTAATATGTATCATCCTTTTTTCCAAAGTTGTCGCCACGTGCAGACGCTTGACATATCGCGATTATGAACACGCCGAATAGTGTACCGACGAACATGCCAATAACAAACCAGATGAAGCCAATCCAGAATGGCGTCATGATTCATCCTTATACATACTAATTTCATTATCTTGGCGTTCCCATCTTTTTCCACACGCAACACCAACCCAGAATAAAACGTTAATAAATATAAGTATGCCTACTGCCAACTGTAAACTAATCTCATTCATCACTCACCTTCCTTTTGTGCGTCTGTTGCAATTACCCCTGTTACTCCTATTCGCTCTCCGCTGTCTGTCACAATAACAACGTTGTCTATAAAGTCTAATAGCAGCTTGCTTTGTTCTGGTGTCAATTCACAACTTATCTGATATAGATAGCTCATTCTGATTGCTGCGTATATTTTTTCAAACATCATTCACCGTCCTTTTGTCGTTGGGGTATGGGAATATTTGTACGCCAAAACACAATATTATCTCCCGATACCCACTGTCTACCGTCAAAATAACAATACCATTCATCTAATAATCTACTATTAGTAAATAAAGCCTTTATATTTCCGTGTACTGCATATTTTCCTTCTTTTTCCGGCAACCTCTCGCTCACAGGTATCCACCTTTGCTCGGATTCCAGTTCTGCTATGCGTTTATCACGTCTTTGAATTGTGTTTGTAAGTGTTTCAAATACAGTTTGTTTTTTGCATTCAACTAATTCAATTATTGCTTGTAATCGTTGGATTTCGTCAAGAAGCATATTAATAAAACATTCATGATGAACTATCCAGCATACATCATGGTGAGACCTATTTTCTAGGATTTGATTGTGTTTTCTAACATCCTCAATCCATTCAGGTGTAAATTCATTCATCGTTCACCTCTTCTAGGGCTTGTTTTATAACAATATCAATCTCAATGAGAGCGTCTATCAATCTTATATTTTGCTTATTGTGAGTTAGATCCCATATTTCTATCAACGCTTTCCTTAACCTCTCAATCTCCCATTCGATAGGGTGGGGGTCGGTCATCTCATTCCATTCTTTGATAGTTGCACATCTAAAACGGTTTTGGCATTTTAAATTTGTACAACAAATACGCTCACCGTTTTTTCGTATAGAATTACTAAACGCTTTACTTCCACATAGCTGGCATGGTTTCAATTCTTCATTCATCTCTGCCTCCACTTTCCCATATTCAACAGGTGAATAAATCGCATCCGACACATGTGGTCAGGTGCCTTGAATTGCACAAACTCCTCTGCCAGCCGTTCAAAGTCTGCCAGCCTCGCGTCCAGATAATCGCGCTCCTGCTCCAATTCTGATATTTCGTCTTCGTGCATGTGAAGCTCTGATTCAAGTTGTACTGATCGGTCTAACATTAATTTCAGTTTATTGTCTATAAAGTTGATGTAATTCTCAAGTGATCTTTTCTTATCAATCAACTTCAATATAGTCGATGTAGCTGTTTGTATTTCGTCTGTCTGTCTGATTGCGTGCCAAAGGTTCACCATGTCTTTGTCAATCCTCCTGTCGTGTAATCGAATGTAATAGTGGGGTGACATAACAACAATCTGAGCATTTATTGAATCGTTCCTGCTCCAACTCCTGTAAGCACGTGCGCAGGCGTTCTATTTCATCGAGCATTTCAATTATTAAAGGTGAAACTGTTTGTACTTCTGCTTTCGTTTTAATAGCCCATCGTATATTTTCAATTCGTTCGGACGTAAATTCAATCATCACTCCTCTCTTTCTTTTCCAACATCATACCCGAAATAAAAACCCATTATGAACATAACTACCATAACAAAAATTAGAAGCCAGTCTATTTCTTCCATCACTCCTCCTACCATGTCATTTCTAATCTCCCTGAAGTAAAATTATACGCTGTTGTCGCGTGTCGTTCGTCATCAATCATCTGTTGTGCGCTGGTATGAATTGCTGGACGTAGTTCAAACATACTACAGCCGTTACATTGTGGTGTACCAATTTTGATACAATGTTCCTGATAATCAGGGGCAAATAAGATACGGGCGTGGGTGCAGCGGTGTTGCATGTTCACTCCTATTTTATCTTTACGGTTACAGATGGTGTTCCCTCTTTGATTACAAGAGGTTCAATCTTTGCATCCTTGCAAACATTTGACCAGTTTACTTTTTCTTCAATCCGTGTAAACTCTGTGATAATATCAGGATCAATCAACGGTTTAGCGGATTCCCAGTCAACGTATTCTGTCCTCGTTGTGTTGGAAGTAATCCAATAAACTGGAGCGGTTTTACCTGGTGTTTCATAATCCAATTCTCTACGACCATTTGTATAACTTGCCACAACACTTCCAACTTTTTGACTTGATTGTAGCTCTAATACTGCCTGCTTGATTTCTGTTTCCAGTGTGTCAAGCTCGTTTTTTTTGGCTTCCCATTCTAGCATTTTTGCTGCTAATTCTGATGCGTTCATTTCAAATCCTCTCTATGCGTTAACATGCGCATCCCGTATATGATTATTGTCGTGATTCTAATATCACCTTACAAGCGTCAAGTTTTCGCTCTCTATCTTCGCGTTCAATGTCGCCCATTGGTGATTTTAGTTTCTTTTGTAGTGCGTTTGCCATTACTGATAATTTATCAGTTGGCAGGTCGCCATATTTCACGCCGTCGCTATTAACTTCGCTTATTGCCATTTCAAGGCTCATGCTGGATTTCACCTGTCCACCTAATTCAACGGCGGCGTCAACCATGGATTCGGGTTCGTCGAACCATTCTACGGGCGGTGGTGTTTGTTGCACAGTCTGCTTTGCTTTGGCTGGTTGTTTCTTGTCAGGCTCAACGGGTACAAATTCAGCGTCGATGTAGTCCTCAATATCTTGGGTAAAATATTCACTGGCATTTGTGGCTAATAATACAGCCGCGATGTAGGCTCGTTTTTGTCCCATTTTCTGAAGCGTGTTCACAATATCCGCGATGTCAGGGTTCTTGATTTGTCCACGTGGCTGGTCTTCGATTGATTTGTCACCTTTGGAAAATTTAGCATTGCAGCCGCCTATTTTACCGAAGCAATACCACCCGTCGTCGAACTTTGATTTTTTGATAGTGTCAGATCCACACTTCGGACATTTGATGTCAGCCGAACGATAGCGGTATTTTTTCTCAAAGCTATTACAGCTACCTTCGCCCTCTGCAATTACTTTTCCGTTGCGTGTCAGGGTGCATTTGTACCAGTAATTGAAGAACGATTCTCCGCCGTGATTTTCACCAGTCCAGTCCTCTGATTTTTCGATGATTGCAAACTGGGTGGATAATCCGAAGAATGTTGATAGTTTTTCAGCACCAGGCTTCAATAATGTTGGTTTACTGGTTCCCGGGATAATACCGTAATCAACTTCGTTCTTCAGAATACTCTGGATGAAGTCCTTCATGTCTTGATACCGTTGCAATGCCCCTTGAACGTTTACCACCGGGGCTATAAATAAATTGTTGTCGCGTACTGCTAATCCTTGTTCTGTCATCTCATCTCTCCTTCGCTAACATATCTGCTAATTTCGCCATTATGGCGGTGGTGCCGAACACTAACATGATTATGATTTCTACTGGCATTGGTACTCCTTGCCGGTTATAAAGCCACCGGCGGGGCTGGTAAAATTATTCATCGTATGTATAAATCAATGGTCGGTTATTTTTTTCTGTCCACTCCGTAACTTTTCTCAATATAACAAAATATCCCTTGCTAAAGCGCTCAACGCTCTCTAATTCTTTATATAATTTGTGTGCTTCGTTTTCCAGTTTTTCTTGTTCATGTGTTAGGTTCATCTCAATCTCCTGTTTGTTGTTCGTTCTATGTATCTATAATAGCAGATTCCACATCGCAATAATAGATACAAATGTTCTATTTATTCGGATTCGATTTCAATAACTAAAGGACACCATATTGGACGTTCTTTTCCTTGTATATAATTATCATTCACAGCAACACACCACCACAAAAATGGTATATCAATCCTTATCGCACGAAACCTTGAGAAACAACAATCTCTACAACTTTCCGGCACCTCATCCACTACGATCTTGATTACGTTCATTATTCACCTCTCCGCATATAACTTGTTGTGTAATCCCATTCCTTCGCTGGGTCATACTCAGGCTCAATCTCCGGCAAGCAGTCACCCGGCCCGAACGGGTCAACATTCAGCATGTCGTGAAGCTCGTCCAGCAGCATGTCGGCGCGGGCGATGGCTTCGTTTGTTTGTGCGGTGCGTTCTGCCAGTCTGCCGAATGGGTCGTAGCCTTCACGTACTTTGCCGCCTTCAATAATCCAGTTCACCATCCATGGTGTCAGCTCAATTTCCTTGTCGTAGTCGTCGGTTGCTTCGTTATATAATTGCATATCAATCTCCTTTGTTATCTTATATAGATTATACAGCTTATTTTATGAAAGTCAAGGGTTTTTAGTAATTGCTTGACTTTTTGTTATAAAGTGGTATTATTATATAAACGGAGGTACTTATGGTAAAAGATAGAGGCAAAAAGCTACGCAATGAATTACAGTGGGTAATGGTATTGAAGCTACGTAAAAGCGGTATGACATACCAAAAGATCGGTGATACCCTGGGTATTAGTAAGCAGCGCGTCCACCAGCTTATCAACCTGGCAAAGGTTCACCGAACAAAACATGACGGGGAATTGTCGGATAAGATTGGAAAGTTGATGGTGACATAATGTCTGATTATGCTGATAGTTTAGGAACATTACTAGCTGATTTTTGGATTGAAAATAGATTCATTAGAGAAGAACAATACACGTTTACATTACGGCCTGATTATAAAGAATACATCAAGTCTCCTGAATGGAAGGTTAAGGCGAAGGCATATAAAGAAAAAGTCGGATGGAAATGTCAACTTTGTAATAAACCTGGAAACGGTAAAACTTTGAACGCACACCACCGGACATATTCAACTTTAGGAAATGAAGACAATGATGTAATTGTATTGTGTAAAGAGTGTCACGCTGATTTCCACAGGAGAAAAGGCAATGTCATACAAAATAGCGGTATCGAGTTTTAAGCTAGACAAGAAGATTCCCCAGGGTTCGGACATGTGGTCAAAGTTTAACGCGTCATTCGTCAACTTCGAGCTTGAGCAAAAAAATATCATGGCAGCTATCTACCTGGGGAGATCCATTACCACACAACACAAGAATAACTGGAGGACATCTGAAAATTATATTTGTGGTCAACACATTGGACTTGATTTCGACACCGGCGATAAAAGCAGCTCACTTGAACAATTATCACGGGATAAGTTTATAGCCAAGTATGCTTCATTCCTGTACACCACCATAAGCCATAAACCAGAGGAACCCAGGTCAAGGGTAATATTTCTTCTAGATCAACCAATCATGCAGGCCAAGAATTATACAATGGCAGCCAGTGCTTTATTGTGGCTATTTGGCACCGCTGATAGACAATGTAAAGATGCTGTACGATTTTTCTACGGTTCCCAGGGGTGCGAGTTTTACAAGATCAATCAAGTGTTACCTGTTGATGTTATAAAGAAAATAATCCAGAACTATAAAGATAGTGGGGACAATGAGCGACGGTTGACGGTAAGAAAAAACTATCTGGCACCTGCTTCACAGAAAGAGGTACAGGAAGCATTGAGGTTGATACCACCATGGGGCATTGCATACGATGAATGGGTTCAAGTGCTTATGGGGATTCATTCTGAATTTGGGGATGCCGGTTACAATCTGGCTGAAAGTTGGGCCGACGGTAAACAGGGCGAAGTGGAGCGAAAGTGGAAATCATTCCACGACAAAGGCAGCGAAGGCAGCGCGGTTACAATTGCGACGTTGTTTAGTATTGCCAAAAGATTCGGCTGGGTGAAATCGCATGAATCTCTTGACATTTGAAATGAATTGTTGTATGATGGTTATGTCTAGGTGAAGGGAAATAGTTTGTGAGCAGAACCCGATTATCCACCCTGTGACCTAGACAATCACAAACTTTGGATGGTCGGGTTCTGCTATACAGGGAGTAACAATGGCTGATTACTGGATAAAAATATATCACGAAATATTAGAAGATCCAAAAATGGCTACAATGCCAGATAGACTATGGCGCAGGACAATTGAAATATTTTTGATTGCCGGAAAGTTATCAAAAGATAAAAGCGGTATTCTTCCAGAAACAAATCAACTTGCCTGGTTATTGAGAATGAACACAGATGATTTAGCACTTGATTTGAAACAACTTGAAACAGCCGGAATTATAAAACGAATTGATAACGGCTGGACGGTAGTAAACTTTGAAAAACGACAAGCTGCGGTAACTGGTTCAGAACGTGTTCAACAATTCAGGAAACGACAACATAACGAACAATACTACGATAATGTAACAGAATTGAAACGAAATGTTACACAGAATACAGAGTACAGAATACAGAGTCAGAATACAGAGTCAGAAACAAAAAAAGAAATAACTACTAGTAGTGATAGTTTTGGTCAGCTTATAAAAGAGTATGAGCAAAATATAGGTGTTATCACACAAAAAACAAGTGATATGGTATCAGATGATTTTGATACTTATGGTTATGAAATGTGTTCAAAGGCGATTACCGAAGCTATCAGACAGAATAAGAGAAATTGGTCATACGTTCAGGGAATATTAAAAAACTGGTGGACAAGTGGATATAATAAACAAACCAAAAAATATGAACCTTCATTGAGAAGGATGGTACACCCTGATGGAACGATTGAAGAGGTTATGGCATGAATCCTGAAATCGTACAATATGAAGTTTTGGCAAAAGAATTATTACGGCGGTGCATGGCAGAGGACGAACCGGAAGAATTGCGACGGTGGCTATCTGAAATGTTGGCACGCATGGGAGCCGGCGAAGAGGACGCTATTTTGAAGTGGGTTGATTCGTTCGATTTTACCAGTAAGATTATAGAGGACTACGAAAAGATTGCCAACACGCCTGAAAGTTTACGACGCGATTTATCATGGCCGTGGCAATCGTGGAATAATATTATAGATCCACTTGAGGACGGTATGCTTGGATTGGTAACAGCTCCAGACGGTGCAGGAAAAACTATTTATGCTGAATCAATCGCCGAACATTGGGCAGCACATAAAAACAGGGTGGTATTTGTCCACTACGAACTAAACCGGAAACTAATGATGCTACGCAGAACATCACGTCATACAGGGATTACACCCAGGGATATAAAAAGCGGCAAGTTAAATCTATTGCAGAAACAAAAGATTGACGAAGTAAAGCCGCGCTTGCTGAAATGGGAAGGTTATATATCTTACCTTCACACACCAGGCTGGACTATGGAACGAACCATCACAGAATTAAGACGGTTGGTCAATGAGGATGAATGTGACGTAGTGGTGTTGGACTATCTCGAAAAGGCGTCTGCTTCAAAGCGGCAATTACAAATGTTCGGCACCAACATATACCAGCGCGAAGCCGACAACGTAGAACAAATAAAAACGTTTGCAGAGATGACAAGCATTCCGGTATTGATGGTTGCACAAATGAGCAAGGAAGGCAAGCAAACATCATTTGAAAATGTTGACAGGTCAAGTGTCAGGGGAGCTGGTGAAAAAAGCGATAAGTCGAACCTGGTGGTATTGTTACGACGTGACAGAATAGAGAACGGGTATTCAAATATTGTTGATGTTCTGGTGGATAAAAACACCATGGGCTCAACTGGTGTATTCAAACAGATTATGCAACCTGAATATTTTCGGGTTGGCGATTTAGAGAGAGGAGCATGAAATGACCGAACCAGAGTCAACCTACGACGTATTTAACCCTGACGATTACATCAACCTGTTATTACAGCGGATAGACACCATGTGTGACATGATTGACCAACTGCGACAAGAGCAGACGATGCTACTGTTGCAACGTGATGAGATGCTGAAACGGATAGGAGACAACAATGCTAATCAATGACCACTTCCAAAACTTCAAAGGTTATAACATCCCACCAGCGCAATTGGTAATTGCAGATATTCCTTACAACATCGGAATAAATGCCTATGGTTCAAATCCTGCTTGGTACGTTGGAGGAGATAACAAAAACGGTGAAAGTGAACTAGCAGGAAAAGCGTTTTTCAACACAGATGAATATTTTAAGCCTGCTGAATTTATGCACTTTTGCAGTAAGCTAATGAGAAAAGAACCAAAGGAACGAAATGATGCCGCATGTATGATTGTATTTTGTAGCTTTGAGCAACAATTCTTTTTGATTGAACTTGCAAAAAAATATGGTATCAATAATTACATAAACCTAATATTCAGAAAAAACTTTTCAGCGCAAGTGTTAAAAGCTAATATGAGAGTAGTGGGAAATGCTGAATACGGACTTATTTTATACCGCGAAAAATTACCAAAGTTTAGAAACAATGGAAAAATGATTTTCAATGTTATGGAATGGGAAGATGATAAAGACGCTTTATTCGAAAAAATTCACCCAACACAAAAACCTGTGAAATTATTAGAACGATTAATTAGTATTTTTACAGACGAAGGTGATGTAGTAATTGACCCTGTTGCTGGGAGTGGATCTACTTTAGTAGCTGCCAATAATTTAGGGCGTCGCGCTTATGGTTTTGAAATAAACAAACAATTTTATAGGGATGCGAAAATATGGGTAGAACGATGCGAAAAAGTCAACAAGGAAATTAAAGAAGTTGGATATTCTCCAACGTTGATGAAATATCAAACTAATCAAAATTCATTATTCGAGGTGACAATATGATACGCTATAACGACAAATACAATGCAGACTACAAATTCAAGCGCGAGATGTACCGCGACAAGTCATCGCTAGTCGGCGAAATGGCAGGCTACAACGAGCAGGACATGAACGAGGCGATTGAGGCAACCTACCAGAAACTTGAGCCACATGACAGGGTGATTATCGACGGGATGCTGAACATGTTGCAGAATTACGCAGACGAACGAGGGCGGCGCGGCTTCGGTGATATGTCGCGCAAGGAACTGCTGGTCAAGCTTGGATTGTGGCTGGCAGAACGTACAAAGGCGGTGAAACATGGCTAATAAAATAAAATTAGTAAGAAGAATAAACCAATGTCCTATTTGTCATAAACCACCTTATTTATGGTTTTGGGAAGAAAAAATAGAACGAGTTGAATGTATGACAATCAATTGTGAAATGTCAAAAGTTGGTTCATTTTCTGTTGAACAATGGAAATTATTAGGAAAATATTTTAATTTTTACAATAAAAATAAATTACTTCATAATCCATTAAGTTTTCTCTCAAAACTAGGACAGGTGAAACATGGCTAACATCAAAGAAACACCCGTCAACGTTATATTTGTGATGGACGGCAAGTCACCACGTCCACGAATACGAATTGAGATAGACACCTGGTGCGATTTTTAGGTTATGCCGCCTGAGATATTCTTCAAGCTGTGTAGCGAATATTGGAGCAATCGCGAAATTGCATCTTGAAATTGTGTCGGGAAAGTTGTATGATGATAAGTGAGGTGATGAGATGAATGAAACAGAAGAATATGCGATCAAACAACACAAAGTTTATATTGATGAAATGTACGAATCAATAATTGAAAAAATTCAAGGTGGGCGTCTTTTTGGAGATCCGATTGATAAAAACGACATAAAACAATTAGTTGTATCTGCTTATCTTATTGGAGAACAAAAAGTACGATTAGAACATATAACACGAGATTGTATTTTAGATGAATTGCGAAGGTGATACATGAAAACAGCCGAACAAATGATGTGCGAGTGGATGCAATCACAGCTTAGGAATAATCAGACGTTTACCATCAACAGCGAGCAATACCTGGAGATATACAACTGGTATCAGAGCGTGCAACTGGCAATGGAAAAACAAAACATGATTGATATACCAGATTTATATGATGTCCCAATTGGTGCAGAACTTAGCACGGGAGATTATATTGTAAAATGGACAGGCAATGAAGACGCATGGAAACATGCACACGCAGGAGAAAAAATGAAATATGCAAAACGTGTGGACGGCAATCACCACGAGATAATTCAAGGATTGCGCGATTGTGGCTACAAAGTCAAAGATACGTCAAAATATGGTGACGGGTTCCCTGATTGTATCGTAGCAGGCGGCGGACGTGTTGTTATGCTGGAAATCAAGCAGGGCAGCGCAAAATTGACGGATGCGGAGAAGGAATTCCACGAAGCGTTTTACGGGCTAGGGTTGCACGTTGTCAGGACACTTGAACAAGCTTTGGATGTGATGCGAAAAGAGACGATATGAAAATCTACAAAGTGTTAGTTGATGAATTGCCAGAAAAGTGTGGTGGATGTCCGTTGTTTGACACGGAATATTATATGTGTTGGGGTACGGGAACATGGGATAAAATACGCGAGGATGATAAACGTCCTGATTGGTGTCCGCTTGAATATCGCGAACATATACTGTCAAAAGATTGTTGGTGTAATCCTACTGTTGAAGATTATAGGGATGATAAAAAATGACAAAGCGTAAACCAGACGAAGCACCTGCCGCGATTTTAATAATCATAATTATCACCTGGCTCACGTTGCTTTGGGCGATGTGGTACCGGTTGCGCGTGATTGAATTAGTGTGCAGGAGAGGATGATGCCAGAATCAATCGGTGAGCTCGTGCTATGTGCTGAAGGCCAACGCCTGTATGACGAATACAATAAGATGTTCGACGACGAAAATAATTCAGAGGATGACATGCTGGACGCGTGGGACGCGTATTATGAGCACCGGATGATTTGCGATGAATGCCAATACAAGTAAACAATCTTAACAATTCCGTCAATTACAGATTATCTATTGACAACATAGAATAAATGTGCTAATGTGGTACCATGATTATTGGTATATCGTATCAATCCAATCTATTACCTCCGGAGGGTAACAATATGTCAGTCTTAGGAATTTTAGCAATAATTTTCTTGTTGTCGTTTCTTGTCGAAGCGATGGTTGAGTATATCTTTGGCAAGCTGTTCGATCACGTGCCAGTGTTGGTGCCTTATAAATGGCTGTTGCAGTATGTGGCTTTGGGCTTTGGCGTTTTGGGCGCGTTTATATATAAGTTTGACGTTATCAGTCTGTTGTCAATCTGGTTGGAAACGCCGATAGAAATACACCCGTTCGGGATTACCATCACAGGACTTGCCATTGGTAGGGGTAGTAATTTTATCCACGACCTGATTAAGAAATTCTTCCAACAAGATCCACTGGTGACGAACAACACTGTATATAACACAGTCACAAAATAAGGGGGCGTCATGGATGCAATCATCATAGCAGTCATAGGACTGGTTGGCGTGTTGGCAGGAAGCCTTATAACAAATCTATTCTTGAGAAACAAAGTCAATGCGGAAGCTGATAAAACATCCAGCGACGCATGGCAGGGGTTTGCAAACAAAATGGAATCACGAGTAGAAAAACTTGAGACGTTGGTAGACAAGCAGGAAAAAAAAATAACCCGATACGGAAACCGGATTATTTATTTAACCAAGGGGATTGAGATTCTGGTCAATCAGATTTTGCAGGACGGGAAAGACCCTTGCTGGATGCCTAACGACTGGCACCCGGACGCGGAGGACTGATGACAGAAATGACCGTTTATCAAGGGGAATATAAAGTCTACGAATGTACCGCAACCGAGGACAGCGCGGCTTTAGTCCTGACAGGTGCGGCTATTTATTTCGCAGCGTACAAGTCCAATCCACCAGCAACATACACGGATGATTCCAATGCCATTATCGCCAAGAGTACGGTTAGCGGTATCACCATCACGGACGGGGCAGCTGGTGAATTTGAGATTGAATTCGAGAAGGCTGATACTCAATACCTGGAGACGAACCGGAAGTATCTATACAGCATCGAAGCCGTTCTATCAGGCTACACAGACCCCGTAGTATTGGACGTTGGCACGATTGAGATTCTACCAAGCTATGTGAGGGCGGTATGATATGGCGATTACGACCACGATTAGCGATAAAGCAGGGGAGAGGAGTGTAACGATGAATAGTGCGCAGAAGTTGTTGGTGTTGTTGGGAACAAAAGCATATCATTATTATTTACGCGATTTGTTTTCCGGCACAATCGCAGCAGGTTCGGTAAATGGTACTTATGCAACAGATGGAATGCATATAAGGTCAATAGTTGATACTGAAAATAAAATTTCCATTGGTTCAGACAGTATTATTTTTGCAGGCGGAAAAGCATCAGCTGCATTAGGCGATCCAATGTTAAGTTATACACAACCATTTAACCGTATTCCAGGATTAACGCTGGATATTGAATTTATGGCAACCATTACAAATCAAGGGACGTTTGGATTACATAGTTCACAGGATGCTAGTTGGAATATAACAGAGGGGTTTAGAATATTAAGTGGTAAATTTTACGATGCTGTATCAACAACGGATTTGGCAACAACTCATTATAGTAATGGACACAAATTGGCAAGAGTTGTATTAAAGGCAGTTGGTTATAATTTATACACAAGTGACGATGGTGGATTAAGTTGGTTGTTAGAACATGAAAACACTACATCAACAACAAACCCACTCTATTTAGTTTTTCAAAGTTATAATTTTACAGGTTCATTTAGAAAACTATCACTTTTCACAGGAATAAAACCGCTACCAAATTATATTTATGATGATTTTGATAGAGCAGATACAATAGCAAATGCAGGATCAGAATTTGAACTTGGATCATTAGGACAAACAGATCAAGGCATAAAATGGACAGCATCAGGCGCGGCTTTACCGTTTATTTCCAGCGAATCAATGGTAATAAATGCCGAAGGCGGGGCTGGATATGGAATATTAGCATTTCCAACAAATATAAATCCTAAAACCCTGACAGGAAAAATAGAATGGAATACAACATCTGGCGTGGGTGATGAAGGATTAGGTGTGTTGATTTCTGGTACAGCCTTATTAACCGATATGGTTCATTGCATATTTTATCTTGATCATTATGTGGTAACAATTTGGGATAACGCGGATTTGGGTACTCATATTCAGCTAGGCGAAAATATTTTTGCCGCATGTGCTGTTGATACCGAATATACAATAGGAATGCGGGTTGATGGAAATACTGTTTATATTACCTGTCCAGACGGTCAAATATTTTCGCATACAAACGCAGCAGTAAGCACGCATTGGGGTAGAAATGTATGTTTTGAATTAGTACATAACATAGGTTATAACGAACAGCCAAAATTTAATAATGTTAGAGTTGATTGGTAATAAAGGAGCACACACATGGCAAACGAGTTCACACACGCAGACGCGGTAGGGGAGCGGGATGGATAAGGCTGTGAAGTTTGAAGCGGAATTGCGACAAGTCAAGTCGATGGCGGATCGGTCATATAACCTGATACTAAACATACCTGAGTATGAAATAGACCAGGCGCGAGAATTGATGGGAATGTTGTTGGATCACGTTGCGGTGGCGATAGTGAAAGTAGCAAAGAGCGATGATAAAGAATACGGCGGTAGGTTGAAATGAGTAAATATAAAGACGAAACAAAAGCAGCGGTTATGGCGGCCTTATTAACAGGTCAGTCTGTTTCGTCTATTGCTAGAGAATATGACATACCAAAGGGGACTGTTTCAAACTGGAAAAGAAATACAGGAGGTACGATAAAACGTACCCAAAAAACAGAACACATTGGAGAGTTGCTAATAAGATATTTACAGTCTAATTTAGAAGCATTATCAGCACAAGCCGAACAATTTAAAGACAAGGAATGGTTGAGAAAACAGACGGCTTCCGATGCTGCTGTATTACATGGCGTTATGACTGATAAGGCAATCAGACTATTAGAAGCATTATCGAAAACGAGTGAAAATGTTACCAGCGATACAAACACCATCGATTAATACCGGATCATTTAACTTCGGGAATAAAAACCTGATACCACCATCACGGTTTAAATCATGGCGTGATTGCTTGCAGTCTCTATTTCCTGATTATGTTGATAAACCATTTGGAAAGCGTCACATAGATTTTTGGGAGTGGATTGAATCAATTGATACAAAAAAGAAACCGCGTCCATTTATAGCGTTATGGCCTAGAGGTGGAGCTAAGTCAACCAGTGCTGAAATGGCGTGTGTTCGGATTGGTAATAAGAGAGTAAGGAAATATATCTGGTATGTTTCCAGTACACAGGACAAAGCAGATAAGCACGTCGAAACAATCGGGGCAATGCTTGAGAGTAGTAACGTCGAAAGATATGACCAGTCATTATCAAGCAGAAAACTTGGTAAGTATGGACACTCTAAAGGTTGGAGACGCTCCCGGTTGAGAACTGATAGCGGTTTAACTATTGATGCACTTGGATTAGATACTGGTACTCGTGGAGCAAAGATAGAGAATCAGCGTCCTGACTTTATTATATTTGATGACGTTGACGAAAAATTTGACACACCAAAAACGACACAGAAAAAGATTGAAACAATAACAACTTCCATTCTTCCAGCCGGATCTTCAAATTGTGCAATTTTGTTTATTCAAAACTTGATACATGAAAATAGTATTGCCTCTCAATTAGCAGATGGTAGAGCTGAATTTCTTATGGATAGAATTGTAAGCGGTTCATTTCCTGCTGTTGATGGATTGGTGTATGAGCAACAATTCAACGAATTACTTAACCGCAATCTTTATAAGATAACCAGTGGACTTGCAACATGGGAAGGGCAATCAATCGAAATATGTCAGTCGCAGATCAATGAATGGGGATTGACCGCGTTTCTCCAGGAAGCACAACATCAAGTAACATTGACAGGTGGTATTTGGGATCATGTTGAATTTAGACACTGTACATTTGATGAATTGCCAGACTTTGTGAGGGGTTGTGTATGGTGTGATCCAGCCGTTACATCAACCGATGAAAGTTGTGCAAATGGTATAATTGCAGATGGATTAGCAAGGGACGGAACAATTTATAGATTGTTTTCTTGGGAAGCCGTTGATAGTCCAATGAATATATTAAAGCGTTCTATCAAAAAAGCAATAGAACTTGGTTTTAGTTATGTTGGAGTTGAAACTAATCAAGGTGGTGATCTTTGGTTTGAATCATTTAACAGTGCATTAAAAGTAGTCAAGGAAGAATTGAAAAACGCATATACAGAAGAAGAATATAAAACAATATTGTGGCCATCCGTAAAACAAGCAAA